AGGCGAGCAAGCTGGTAAAGAATGCTTTCGTTTAGAGATGTTAAAGCTTGGACATGATGAGAGAATTCGCAATCTATATCGCATTAAAGATAAACTCTCAGCTAAAGCTATGTTTTTCCAGCTAAATGCTGGGCAGGAACATTACTTGACAACGCGTAAAGGTCGTGATATAATTCTAAAGCCACGTCAGATAGGATATACTACTCTTGCAGCCGTGCGTGGGTTAGATAAGGCTATTTGGGAAACCAATATGTCTTGTGGCATTATGGCACACCACCAAGGGGTAGTTACTACTATATTCAATGACTTGGTTAAATTCACTTACAACTGGTTTAAACGCGATTGGGGCAAGTTCTACAAGCCTACTGAAAAGTCTGACTCCGCAACAGAGTTGGCCTTTAGTGATGATGGTCTTGGCCGTATACTTGACAGCTCAATCCGTGTTCTTTATGACTTTAGAGGCAAAACACCTTACTTGCGACATGTTGCTGAAGCTAGTCGCGTTGAGGATGATCGCTTGCTTGGCTCTTGTAACGGTGTTCCTATTACTGGTGAAGTTGTGCTAGAAAGTACTGCAAATGGTATGGGTGGACAATATCATCGTCTATGGCAATTATGGAAAAGCGATCCAGTTACAGCTCCTTACAAAGGACATTTTATTCCGTGGTTTGCCATGTATCCAGAACGTCCAGAAGACTGGGTAAAAGATGAAACGGTTAAATGGACTGAGTATGAAGAAGGTCTTCTTAAAGCTGAGATGGGCATTGAAGTGCACCACCTTCTCTGGCGTCGTTGGTGTATTGCTGCCAACTGCAATGGAGATCCAGACCAATTTGAAATTGAATATCCTTCGAATGATGTTGATTGCTTTAGGAGCGGCGAACATGGCGTATTCCCATCTTCACTCATTAAGATGCAGGAACGACATAATCGACCGCCTACACACAAAGGATTCTTGATCCAAGACGGCACCAAAACCACCCTACACGAAGATAATAAAGGAAATATTCTGATTTGGAATAATCCTGATCCAGCTGAGACTTATGTAATAGGCTGTGATCCTTCTGGTGGAGTAGGCAAAGACGCTGGGGCAGCATTTGTCAAGAGTCAACAGAAGAAACGAATTGTCGCAGCTATTTATGGTGACTTAGATCCGGCAGATATGGCGCGAGAACTTTATAAACTTGGGACATACTATAACAAAGCTTGGGTTTGTGTTGAAGCTAACAACCACGGTCATGTTGTAATCCAGGAATTAAAGAACCGCAACTATACAAACATGTACAAACGTACTGTGTTGGATGAGCTAACGGCGAAGCCAACAAAAAAGATTGGGTTTCTTACTACGAATGAAAGTAAATTACGAATCACAGAACAGTTTAAAAATTCCTGCAAGAATGGTGATATAACAATCCCAGATGCAGGATTGGTTGCTGAGATGTCTACATTCTGTCAATTAGCTTCAAAGAATGGTAAGACTATTAAACGCGAAGCTCAACCGGGATGTAAAGATGATCGCGTGATGGCTGCTTGTCTTACAGAAGAAATGGATAAGGCACGCTCATCTGTCCTAGATACTTTTGAAACAACAGAGGCATCTGCAATGAGAGATGCCGAGATTGACCCATTTACGGGGTATGCATATGGCTGAAGAATATTTAGAGCAAGAATCTGAAGAGAAAGATTCGAGTGGTATTGTTGAAGATCGTAAGATTGTAGCACTAGTGCGCTCATTCATGCGTAAATCCAAAGAGTATCGTGAGCCACATTTAGAACTAGCACTGCGTTCTCGCAGGCTCTATCAGAACTGGGATTTAGATTCTATTTCTAAAATCAAGCGTGCTAATTTAAAGCCATCTTATGGTTTCATGATTGTAGAGACTCTTCTGCCTCAACTTACTGAGATCTTCTTTGGGGACAATCAGATTGTTAAATTTGAGGGTAGAGATCAGGAAGATGCTCAATATGAAAAGTGTTTGTCAGATTTTATAGATATTCAATTTGAGGATATGAGTCTTGAAACCAAGACTATTTGCGCATTTAAGAACATGCTTTTAGATGGAACACTTATTCAAAAAGTTCCTTATCGCTTTCAAGAGCAAGCCATGATGCGGCGTAATACTGTAACTGATCCTAATACAGGTGAATCATTCTCACAACGTGAGCTTGTAGTTGAGACTGTATATGATGGACCAGATCTTGAAGTAGTTCCTTTTGTAGATTTCTTTCCAGATTGGCGTGTTAAAGAACCTGGTAATATCCAAAAAATGCGTGGCTGTGCTCATCGCATGAATAGAAATTTATCTGATCTTAAAAAATTGAAAAAAAGAACTCGGGAGGATGGTACAACTGTTGGGGTTTATGAAAATTTAGATCAACTTGAAGATAGTTTATCAACTAAAGGCCATGATGCTTGGTCTGCTCCTTACTGGTCTGATGATCGTAAGCAAGCAATGGATCATTCTAATGATAACAAGCCTGGCGAAAAAGACAAAGATTCTATAGAACTCTGGGAGTATTGGGGTCTTTATGATCTTGAGGGTAATGGTGAATTAGTTGAGTGTATTTTGACTATTGCAAATGGTGATGTAGTTATTCGTAAACAAAAGAATTTTTACGATTATCAATTCAAGCCATTTCTAGCAACTCCTAATTATGTTAGACCAAATGAGTTCTATGGTATTCCAGAATTAATTATTGTTGAAAGTGAGATTCGTGAAGCAAGAACAATCCGTAATGCCCGTTTGGATCAGATTAATCTTGGTGTTAATACTATGTGGCTTGTCGATAGAGCTGCAGGTATTGATGCTAAGAATCTTTACTCCCGTCCTGGTGGAATTATATTCTCTAATGACATCAATGGCGTTAAGCCCATCAGTGTTGGAAACCCTTCAGATTCTTCAGCAGCTGAGTTAGGATATATTGAGAACAATATATCACAAGCTACTGCAATCGGGGCACCTCCTGTAGTAGGGGCTACAAAGAGTTTTGCTCGAAGTGCTACAGGTGTTAATTTCGTACAACAATTTGCTAATTCACGTTTAGGCTTAAAAGCTAAGATTATTGCCGATCTATATTTTAAAGAATTAGTACATATTATGTTAATGACGGATCGTCAATTTGTAACAGATGCTCAATGGGTACGGGCAAGTTCACCTAACGATCCAAACCCATTCTCTAGACTTCCAACAGATGCCTTTTTTAAGAATTATGATTTCATTATCGACACTAAGTATGATAAGTCTGATGAACTACAGATGCAGAAACTTCAGGCAGCGGCTCAGATTCTACAAGTGGCCGAACAGACACAGCCAGGTACTACTAAATGGGATGTTTTATTAGAAGCTATGCTTCGTCCATTAGTAGGTCCAGCAGTTCATCGTTTTGCAAGAACTCCTGAAGAAATGCAACAATTTCAAATGCAGAATGCAGCAATGCGTGTTCAAGAACAAGCTGCTAATGCACAAATAGGGGCAGGAACTCCACAACCTAACGCAGCAGGTATCCCTTCAAATGGAGGAGGTTACAGTGGAGTATGATCTAATGTTTGATCCATATACAGGACAAGAAGCACCTGAAGTATTAGAAGAACAGCAGAAAGAAATTGCTGCTAAAAAGGTTGAAGAAGCCGAAATGATTGTCGGTTTAACTAAACAACCAGGTTGGAAATACATAACGGATTTAATTAAAGAGGACATCAAGAAAGATCAAGATACTCTTCTTTTTGTAACCTCATTAGAGCTTATGACACGCATGCAAGAGCGTATTAAAGCTCGAAAAGATTTTTTAGGGTGGTTAGAGATGAAGGTAGCCGAAAGAGACTACCTACTCAAAGAACAACAGGCCCGTGAAAACGGATAACCTAGGAGGTTAAAATGTCTGAGACAACTGATCCGAAGCTTTTAGCAGATGCTGAAGCTACGGCAGCCTCAAGTGAGGCTCAACCTGGCAGTGAGGAATCACTACAACATAAGAATTCCCATGACAGTATTCCTGAGAAATTTGTGGGAAAAGCTCCTATTGATATCATTCGTTCATACAATGAAATCGAAAAAAGCTTTCACAAAGTTTCCTCAGAACGAGCTGATGAGCGTAAGGCAAGAGAGGCATTGGAAGCAAAGGTTAGAGAACTCGAAGCCCGCGTTACCCAACCACCCCAATTGCATGAAACTCAACCAACATTAAAGCAACCAGAAGTGGACCCCTTTGCTGAGTATGAGCAAGAATTTGATCGCGATCCAAAAGAAGCGATTAAGTCATTAGTTGGTAAGACCAGAGAACAAGCGCTTAGAGAAGCACAACTTATTCGTATGGCTCAAGAACAACAATTGGCTGCTGAATACTACTCAACACAGAAAGCGGAAAATCCAGAATTCTCGAAGCTTGAACCAACTATGTTGGAGTTAGCAAAAGAGTATGGAGACTTAGTAGACCCTTCTAAGGCGAACAGTCGTAAAGCTCTTAAATTGCTACACTTGGCAGCTATGGGAGCTAAACGAGCAGATTATGCTGCTGAATTAGCTAACAAAGCAAAAAGAGAAACAACAACGATTCGCGAAGAAAAGAGAGCAGCTTTCTCTGAAAGTTCTGCCTCTAAAGGGGAAACTCAAAAATCCCTTAAAGACATGTCTGTAGAAGAAATCGAAAGACTCTATGGCATGAAGCGTTCTTTGTGAGTCAAACGGAGTAAACAATGGCTGTTTCAACAACGTCATCTAACTCAGCTAACCTTCACGTTTATTATGAGAAGAAGTTACTGAGCACGCTGGAACCAAGACTCCAGCTTTATAAACTCGGCAAGAAACAAGACTTGCCTCTTGGCAATGGTAAACAAGTTAAATGGTTACGTTATGCGAAGATTTCTTCTTCGACAACGGCACTTACTGAAGGAACTGCTCCATCTGAGATTTCCTTCACGACTTCAAATGTGACTGCAGATGTCGCACAATATGGTCAGTTCTGTAAAGTATCTGACTTGTTAAGCGACACAGCAATCGATCCAGTCCTCAGAAATCTTTCTGAGCGTTTTGGCCGTGCTGCTGCAGAAACAGTGGAAGATCTAATCGTCGCAGAACTTGATGCAGCTGGCAATCCCCAGTTCGTCAATAATCGTGCGAATGCTGCTGCAATTCAAGCAGGCGATATCCTGAATCACAGCGAACTTTTAGAAGCTGTGATTACTCAGAAAATTGCCTATATTGGGCCGCATGAAATGGGTAACTATATGGCAGTAATTCACCCTGCTTGTCAATTCGATCTCTTAAATGAGAGTTCAATTGGTAGCTGGGTTGATGTGAACAAATACTGCGGAGAAGGACAGCAAGGTAAAATCCTCCGTGGTGAGTTCGGAATGATGTATGGTATGCGCATGCTTGTCTCTGACAAGATGACTGCAGAAGCCAGCACTGTCAGTGTTAAGAACAACTATGTCATCGGCGAAGAAGCCTTTGGTATTGTTGAACTTGATGGCGATTCTATCCGCATGATCATCAAAGATCATAAATCGGGTGGAGTGGCTAACCCACTTGAGCAGTTCGCAACAGTTGGCTATAAGATTCATGGCTTTAAAGCTAAGTATCTTGAAGCTTCCTCGAAGCGTGTTCAAATCGTTCGTTCTGCTGCATCATTATAAACAGGAGGTTCTATGGGCAAGCAAGTATTAAGTCAGAGTGAAAGTGGTTCATTCGTCGGTACTGGCTCTGCTGTGAACGTCTCCCTTGGGTTCAAACCCCGGTTAATTGTTATTTATAACGAAACCGATGGTGATGTATGCTGGATTGGTTTTGATGGCATGGCCGATGGCAAATGCCTTCAGATCGACACAGCAGTAAGTTTCCTGTCTTCTAACGGTTTAACGTTGAAAGCAGGCGGCTTTACCGCAGGAACATCGCTCTCCGAATCTGGAGATACGATGCGATTCATAGCGTTTAGCTAATTGAGTTGGGGAGTCTTCGGACTCCCCCTCTCTACTAACAACTAGGAGTATACATGAGAGCGTTAAATGAATTTGGTTCTAGTACTTATACTGGAACAGGGTCAACAGTATCAGTAACATTGGGTTTTAAACCACAGTTGGTTATTGTTTGGAATGAAACTGATGGCGATGAATTGTTCATCCACATCAACGGAATGGCAGCTGGATCTGCAATTTCTATTGATACCGAAGTTGCAGCTGAATCTACTAATTTTGTAACATTATCAAGCACGGGATTTTCAGTTGGATCTGGAATGTCTGAAAGTGCTAAAGTATTTAGATATTTAGCTTTCTAATATGTATCTCTTTGATTTACAATCAAAGCTTAAGCGTTTGAACAATAGGTTAATTGTGCAAACTGACCAACCTCGTAAGATCTTGTTCGGAATTACAAGTTATCCTATTGTTCTTGCTTTTGGCAAACGTACCCACCGATCTTCAAATACCGCACGATATGATCGTTTAGATACTGATGCTCGCAGGTACATGGAAATGAAGCAATCAGGGCAAGCAGGAGAGTATATGGGTGGTGTGTGTGAGTATGTGCCTGAATATGACGAATTTGATATAGAGTCTGGGCAATTGCGTTTTAGAGGTTGGAGATCCATAGCCTATAATTTAGTTTTACGCGGTGCTTGTACGTTAGATCGGGCACGAAAAGTTTTTAATTGCAGCTCTCTTGGTGAGACTGATTGGGATAAATTACCCTCTGAACAAAAGTTAGCATGGGTTAGGAGAGAACATGCCAAATAACATCACAGGATTTACCGGCACAGAGATTGTTACTCGTGTCGTCAACTTTGTTGGCAATACTACGACTGCCTTCCAAACCTTTGTAGAACAGACCTTGCCTCTTGCTGAGTTTCGCTTTTGTAAGATGCATAATTGGCGCTTTCTGCACAAACAGAATTTAAATTTAACAGTATCTTCAGGTACTGATGAGTATGCTCTTTCTACTGCTAACATTGGCTATTATATGGCTGCTGAGGATGTAGAGACTATTTATGATCAATCTCAAGGCCGCGTGCTACAAAAAGTAACTCTAAAAGATTTACGTAGACTTGATGCCGACCATAATGACGGGGGTTCTGGCAGCGATCTACAATATTGGGCACCTACAGAAGATAACAAGATTATAGTTTGGCCGCCTACATTCAGAACAACTACATTAAAGATTGATGGCAAGATTTCACCGCCTTCCCTTACCACCCTATCCAATTATCCGACTATTCCTTATCGCTATCAAGAAGCTTTTATTGATTATGTCATAGCACTAGCACTTGAACGTGAGAATGATGATCGTGGCGAAGCTAAGAAAGCTTCAGCTATTGTAGCTATTACACAAGATATTCGAGATGATTTAACTCAATTAGGGGACACAGATCAGCCGCGAATCCACTCTATTGCTGAATCAGCCGTAGACGGAGTCGGAGGCGGAGATCTATCTCAAACTTATTTAAACTTTTTATTTTCTAGTTGGTATTAACGAATGAGTCTTAGAAACTCACAACCTGATTACGAATTTTCAAACACAAAGGGTGTAGATTCTACGAGTCCTATTGCTATTGTGCAGCAAGGATATATTCGTAAAGGTCAGAATGTTGACGTTGGCATAACCGGCGGATATTCGAAACGTTTTGGTTATGAGAACCAACTTTCTACTCCTTATGGATCTAGAGATATCACAGCTGGTATTGAATATAAGAGCGGTGCTAGCATTCAGCGTACTATCGTCTTTGGAACGGATAACACAGGTACGGGTGGTCGTTATGGATTCATTTCTGGAGGAACTGTTACTAATATTAGCACAGGCCTTAGCGGGACCACAAGGCCCGCCTTTATACAGTTTAGCGATCTTCTGTTTTTTTATAACGGGGTAGATTCACCTCAACTTTATGATGGTTCAGGAACCAGGCAAGTTGGAATTACAGCTCCTGTGAATGCTCCAACTTATACTAGCCAAAGTACTGCTGGAGACTTAACACAACTTGCTTCTTATATTTTTGCCTATACATATTACAACTCAACAACTGGAGCTGAATCTAGTCCAAGTCCCTTCTCTGATCCAGTAACTCTAACAGGCACTAATGATGAAATTACTATGGGAATTACCGCAGGTGATTCTACCACGGCTGATTTAATTAGAATATATCGCACAACGGGAAATGGTAATACATTGTTTTTAGATCAAGAAATTGCTATTGCATCAACCTCTTTTTCTAGTACCCAAGAAGATGCTGGACTTGGTAGGCAGATTGAACTTGATAATACCAGAATTACTCAACTATCTACAACTGCTAAGTTTCCTGCAGTAGTAGATAACCGAGTATTCCTAAAGACTGGGGCTAATGAGATTCGTTTCTCTAAGATGGGTCAAGAAGGACCTATGCCTGAGTCTTTTGAAGTTAAGTCGGTTGTACCGACTGTAGGACGTAGAGGTCGCAATGATGATATCGTGGGTATTAATCGTATTAATCAGCTTCCTATAGTCCTTAAAGAATTCTCTGTAGGTCGGTTAGATCCATTTGGTTTACCTGATAACACGCAGGCACTAGATAACGTAGGCTATACATATCGCGAAATCTCAGATGCTCACGGCGCTATTTGTCATGAGGCAGCTTGCCAGGTATTTGGGGAAGTTGTTTTTTTAGGCCGTGACAACGTTTATGCTACAAATGGCATCGAAGTTAGACCTATTGCAGACAAGATTCAGGCAGATATTAGAAACTATGGATTTACCGCAGTTCAACGTCCAAGGCTTTCAGCAATCAACGATTCAGAAAATCAAAAGGTTTATATATCGATTTTTGCAACTGAATCGGCAGCTGATCCGACAGTAATTTTAACAGGTGATTATCAAGCTTATCCAGAATTTCGTTGGACTACTTATGAACCTGGCGATGATGTAACTACTCACCCTGGTCTTAAAGTAGGTTGTTTTGTGAATAATACAAATCCATTGACGGGCAAACAAGATACTCTCTTTGGTAATGTAGTTGCAAATGGCAAGTTTTATAAGATGAATGAAGGTGACAATGATGACGGTTCACCTATTTTTATGCGTTTAATCACACGTCCTTATATGGGTGGTAATCCTCTTGCATACAAACTTTATAAGAAAGCTGAAATCCAGGCTAAGGGGAATGGTGATGATTATAATCTAACAGTTTGTACTATATATGACTTGACTGGACAAGAAGAAGAATGTATACCTCTTTCTCTTTTTGGGTCAGGAGCCTTATATGATGCTGTTACATCTCTTTATGACACAACCCTATGGGCAGATGATGCCTTTAAAAGTATTGAATATTATATGCATCGCAAGGCTAAATACTTGCAGCTAGTTTTCAAACAGACTGAAGCTGATGCTCCAGTTGAGATATTCTCTTGGGGAACATATGCATCTGGATTTGGTCCAAATGAAGGTCCAAGAAAGACTGAAGAATGAGATTAACTGAACTTACATTCAACGATCCAGAGGTTAAAAAGCTAGCTCGAGCTGTAGCTACAGTCTTTGTAAATGTGTCTAAAGATAACATGAAGATTTTTGAACTAACGGGCGATACACATCCTACTCCTGACACGAAACTGCTGTTTCGTCATGGAATAGGATCAGTTCCAGCTTTTTGGTATTTTCAAGAAGGCCGTGTCTATGTACCTAGATTCGGTATATCTGAAAATGAAATAGATGTACGGTCTGCTGAAGTCAGCGAACCGTTTAGAATGCTAATTGTCGCGTAGCGACTTAGGAGAAACAAATGTCAGATCATAAAAGAACTATGAGTGCTACTCAGACGTTGGAGCAATATTACAACGGATCTTTGGGAGCTACAAAACAAACCGTGTCTGCAAATCCGCTAAATTACTATGGATTTGAGATTGAAAACAACGATGCTGCTGCTGAAGTCTTTGTACAGTTTTATAACCAAGCGGCTGCTAACGTTACGGTAGGACTTACAACTCCAGATTGGACTTATCGTATTCCAGCAGGTGCAAATTATGGCAAAGATCCTCAAAGTTTTGCCTTAAAATTTTGCCAGAATGGTCTTGTAGTTGCATGCACTTCTACACGAACAGGAGCAGGAGCCCCAGCTTCTAACTGCACTATTACAGTG